TTTTATTACATACCTTAAACCTTTCCTTTGCATTGGTGCGCAAATATTAGCCAGGATTAAATGTAGGTTTTTATCTATCGTTTCAGGATCCTTAGACAAGTCTTTTAAAAGTGTCTGCGTTCTCATGTATTGACCACCGCTTAACCTATTAGCATTAACTACAACTTCATACTTAACACCGTTTACTTTAAATTTTGTTTTATGCTTGCCTTGTGGTAATGGCTCACTAAGGAACTTTAACTTTTCATTGTACTTCTTTACATCTACTAATGAAGTCTTTCTTACTTCTGCTTTAGATAAACCGCTTAACACGCTTAAAGTATGTGTAGTCTTTTCTACTTCGTTTAATCCTTTCATTGAACTTGGTAGTAAATCTATCCATTGCCCTATGTTTATCTGTGACCAGTCTTTAGGTAGTTTCATATTATTTATAAAAAGTTTCGTTATAATCTGCTAAAACGCCATGTAAGTATGTTTTAACTTCCTCGTCTGCTCTTTTGTTCTCTATCCACCTTACAGCATTATTTGACATGGTAACCGCTCTTTTACCTACTAGCGTATTGTTTACTTTTATCCATAATACGTTATCTTTATCTAAGTAAGATATTTTATTATTATCTACATCAAACACCTTTAATAATAACTTTGGATATTCTACGCTTAAATACTTTTCTAAATCTTTTTCCATGTTTCAAATATACTAAATTATACTGTATATTCCAGTGTTGTTATGATTCAAATGTATTGCAGCAACATAACGAACTGCATCCATAGCATGATTAAAATTATCTATTGGCTTGCCTATGCTGTTACCCGTCTTATCGGTTGCCCATTTATAACTCCTAAACTCTTTACGTAGGTTTAAACTATCTTCTGTTACGTGTATGTTATAACGCTTTAAAATGTCTATACCGTTATTAATACTATCCTTTCCTTTCTTGGTAGGTTTGGCGTTTATACGTTGCCTATACAGTTCTTCAATACTTTTAGGCTCTGCACTATCACAAATAACTTCATCTTGCATAGTATAGCCTAATGACTTCAAACGGTCTGCTATATCCTCATTGGTTAAACCGCTTTCATAAATCAATTCTTTTAAATATAAGTCTTTGTCATGTTTGAATACTTGTATTATTGCAGTAGGATCATTAGTAAAACCAAAATCTAACCCAGTACAAACTATCTTAGCATTCTCAGGTATCTTATTAACTACTTTTACATTCTCATAGATTAAACCGCTTATGTTACCATACTCGCCTAACCCGTATATCTTCCAAAAGTCTGGGTCTGTTTGTTGTAAGTATTCAATCTCGCTAACTAATGATTGAGGTAAGAACGTGTTATCCTTGTAAGTGCTAACTATTACTTCTACATCTTTCTTATCAAAGTAACGTTTCTTTTCTAGTTCTGTGTTTATCCAAATATCCTCGTCATCAGGGTTAAAGTCTATAAATATTTTATCCTCTGTACGCATAAGCAATTGAAAGAATTCTTTTTTATAACTCAATTCATTTGCTTCATTACAGTAAAGTATGTTTCTTTTAGCACCTCTTAGTTTCTGCTCGTCATCTGCTCCAATAAATTCGACTAACCTATTAGAGTACTTGTAAGTCTTACGTGTCTTGTTATGCGTTATCTGTGAATAGAACCCGTTATTGTGCAGAATCTCTTCAAAGTCTTTTATGACCGTTGTATCTAAGTTAGTTCTGTACTTCCTTACAGTAGTCCAAGTGCCTTTATGTATGTAGTTACCTTTGCCACATTCTCCAGTCATTAACCATAAAGCGCAAAGTTGAGCAATAGAATATGTTTTACTACTTCTAGTACCTCCCCTATTAACAACTATCTTCTTGTTGGTTAATCTGTTCTTTGTGAAAATTGGCGTTACTTCCATTAGTCATCTCTTGACTTCTCTATTATTTCTATTGTCTGCTTTACGTGTGACTCTTCTGGCTCGTTTAAACCAAGCATCTTAGACAACTGACCTAATGCGGTTAGTATATCACTGTTTTTAGTTTGGTTCATCATTCTAAAAAACCTAGCCTTTTCTTCTTTGTCCGCATCTATTAACTTGGCTAGATCAAAAGTTTCTTCTGCACTATTTATAACATCTAGTAACTTGGTTATAATATAACCCTGCTTAACCTTATAACGCTCTCCTAGTTCGTTTTGTATCTCTGTCACTCGTAACCTTACGTTAGCCTTGTTTGCTTCTCTCCACGCTAACACTCTTACGCTCTCATCTTGAGTAGTTTCGCTTACATCATACGCTTCTAAGTACGCTTGTGTTTTATCACTGTACTCAACATACAAATTAGCAAACTTCTCTTGCTTTGGTGTTAGTGGCTTCATTATAAAAATACACTTACAGCATAAGCCATTGCTCCTATGCTAATGATTAAACTAATTAAACTTAGTACATTGTTTGCTTTGTTGTTTTCTTCTTTCATATCGTTTCTCCTTTTGTTTGTTTGTAATAACTGTGTTTAGCATACCATTGTCTTTTCCTGGGTAAAGGTGTGAAGGTTAGTATTGGTTTCATTATCCTTTCTGTTAACCTATCTTGTATGGTTCTATTCTTGTTCAATTTCTAGTATGTTACTAACGTTAATATATTTTGTTACCTCTGTCATTCCTGCCGACTTAAATACGTTTACCTTAATGGTAATGAATTGGTAGTTATAATCTTCCGCCTTTTCTATAATGTCATTTATCGCAACCTCTCCTATCGGCTTATAAATCGTGCCGTCTATCATTCTTATTATCATAAACTCTTAACTATTTTTTTTAACTCACCCCATGTAATAGATTTATCTTTACCTAGTGTGGTTACATTCATTACTATTGTCTTATTGTTAACTTTCCAGCCGTTGCGCTTCATTGTGTTAACGTCTTTAAATGCTTTCTTTATATTTGCTTTGTTAAAGTTCTTCATTCTCTTGGTAAAAATATACTACATTAGTTCCGTTAAACTCATCAAAGGGTGTAAACACTTCTACTACACCATCTATAAAATAAACATTTTCTTCTTGATCCACTTTAACATACGTGCAAAGGTTTCCAAATATATCAATATAACTATTTTCCACAGTCTCTAAAGTATTATTTCTTCTTACGTGGGCTACTTCTCTTATTCCTACGCTTTGGCGCTCTAGGTGTTGTAGTAGTGTTAACCTCGCTTCTTTGCTTATCAATATAAATAGATAGTCGTTGAAAGGCTTTACCCATGCATGAAGAACAAGTTTTGTTTGTTGGTACTGCTGGTTTAAATATTTCATCGTGCAAGTCACAAACCGCATTAATCTTCTTTTTATCGGTGCAACTTCTATTCCTCTTGTAGTGTTCAAGTGCTGCAATTATTTCGTCTGTAAAACCTTTTTCCAAAGCAAATCATTTTTAAATGTAAAGTAATACCAATAAGATACTAAACCTATTGCGCCTGCTATCGCTCCTAGTCCTATTGCTAGAATTAATGTTACTGGGCTAAATACTATTCTAAGCAATTTCTTCATAATCTTATGTATTCTATTAATTGGTTAGCAAGATATAAAGTTATAAAGATAGGATTTAAAAATATAATAGATAAAGATACACCTAACCACCAAGATAAACACTTAGAACACGTGAAAGGTTTAAAAGGTATTAACTCCTTTCCTATCATCTCAGGCAAATCATTAACCCATACTTGGACTAACGTAACCGCTATTAATATTATTTCAATGTTTGACACTTCTCTATAATTGTTTTAATCCTTGCTTCTAAACTTCTTCTTTCAATATCTGAATGTAAACTAAATAGAGACACGTTGCAGCCTTTTCTAATATACTCTTTCATTACATCGTATTCTAGTGTATCTAGTTTACTTAATACGCTGTCTAATCTCTCTGTATTAGTTGGCTCTGTCTCTTCATTACAAATATACTTATAATCTTCTATATCGCTCCAACCGTTAGTGTAGTCTCTATAAAGATATTTAAACGCTCCGTTATTCTTTTTACCTTGTTCTACTCCGTTGTTGCTGTTCCACTTAAACCAGGCAACTTTGAAAGCGTAGTCTAAAGGGCTGTCAATGTTTTCTTTTGACATCATTACAATGCTAACTTCTTGCGCTAAATCTAAAGACAAAGGATCATTGGAGGTTATTATCTCACAAATCTTAATAATGTCTTTATAGATTAATTCTACATTCACTCATACAATATTACGAAAATTAATTCACATGGTTGCAAAGTGTTAATAAGTTATATTTAAAACTCTTTTAACTTATTAATGTAGTCTTTGCTTTCTGCATATCCTATCTCTTCCAGAAACTCGTAATAGCCCCCACCTTTGTAGTATTCATCTTGCCACAGTTTCAGATCCTTTATGCAGTCTTGCCAACTTAAATAGTAAGCGTGATCGTATCTAGTACCTTTTGCGGTTGTTTCTCTGGTCTTGGCTTCTTTCATTCCTGCTAGGTTGTGAGTAGCCTTGTAAAGTTTAGACGTTAGGTTTGCGCTCTCTAACCGAATTTGTGCCATAACTATATCAGGATGCTTAAACTCCTGCTTTATAAGTTCGTTGTAGACATCTTGTTTGGTCTGACCGTATAATGATAACGGTAATAGTATTGTTATTAGTTTCTTCATAGTTTAAAATGGACAGTAGTCCTTGTTTTTCTGTTCTTTGATTCCTTTCCAATCTCTTTTCAACTTCTCTTTTATTGCTTGTCTAATGAATTGCGAAGTGTTCACGTTGTACGACTTCAATATTTTTAAACTATTTGATTGAGTTTTTGAAATCATAATTGTTTGACGTTCTGTGTATTGCTTCATTTTATTATAATAAAAGGTGCGTTTATAACGTTGTTAGCAAACATTACTTGTAAATAGTTTCTTGTATTGCAGGCACTCCACTCCAATAACCAATATTTTTTAAGTAATCTTTGTATTTAACATCTGTAACTTTTCCACCGTTATAGGTAAATCTTATGTATTTTTCTTTTTTCATAATTAAAACGATTTGCTAACACAACCTATACACCATAAAGCAAATAAGATTGTGCTAAGATTAAACATTGTGCTACGCTTTACGGTGCATAGCCAAACCGTTGTATGCCATTGAAACGGCAAGGGTTTCACCCATACAACAATGTGTATAAATAATAAAACCCTTTGCCATCGCTCAGTTATTCATCCATAGGTTTGTCGTCTACATCGCCCATTGCCCATTCTAAAGCAGCCTTAACACCATCTTCATAACTCATCCCACTAAAACCTTCACCACTTTCTTGTTTTTCTGTGGCAATGTCAATTTGGTCGTACATTTCGTCTTTTGTTCTCATTTTATTTTTATTTATTAATTAAGTCAGCGTTTTTAACCCCACGCCAAAAAAGGGTTTTACTATTCATACACTCAACGTTAGGTGTAATTTCTACAACTCTAAATGGTCAATTAAATCTATAATTAAATCATCATACTCATTTAACTCGTTATAGTCTTCATCACTTAATTCTTGATTATTGTCATATTCAGCATAATCAATAGTTGCAGTAAGGTATTTGTTGTGGTCATTATTATTTATCTGTATTTCAATAGTATCAACCTCTACTATATTACCGTTTTTTAATTCTAATCTATCTGGTATCATTATCTATTTTTTTTATATTTTTCATACTCAAATCTTGAGCAACTTATTTCAATCATTTCTTTTTTACCGCCTTGGTAATTCCAATACCTTTTTAAGTATTTATCACTTGACACTCTAATTATATCTAAAAACTCCATATTTAATTATTGTTAATTAATAACTACACCTAACACAATGTAAATTTCATTAAAACGAAAATTTACACAAACCGTTATAGGTAATAAGCCTACTTAATTTGTGCGTCCTCTTTACCATTGTCGTAACCTTGTTCAAATCCTTCTTGGTAAATTTTATCAATTTTATCAGCTAATAGTAATATAAGTTCTTCACATCTTCTAACTCTTACCTCTGCATTTCTTGAAGGATGACCTCCTACTATTTCGTTTAGTTCTTTTTGTACTTCTTCTTTAGTTGTCATATTTTATCTGTATTTGGTCGTAGGCTTAAAACCTATAACACTGTTTATATTCCATTTTCGTACCTCAAACGGTACATACACTAACCGTTAGCATTAATTGCCTTTACTTATCCAATCATAGCAATCCATCCAACCACTATAATAATCGTCTTGGTCTTTGTGTCTTAAAACATTTCTATTTTGGTAGTCTTGCATTTTAGCTTTGTTATACCCCTCGCAAATTGTTGCATCTTTATTCGGCAACGTAATGCTAACATTGTATAAATCCAATAGCTTATTAGCCGTTTCACCTATACAATTTTTACCTGTCTGCATCTTTAGCAGTAAATCATTAATTTGTTTTTTCATATCGCTACTGTATTTATACTCGTCCGTTAGCGGTAATATATAATAACTACATCTTCTGTTGTTTCGTCATTATCAAAATCAAATTTTCCATTTGGCATTTCAGTTATAAGTGAAATATGTCTTGATTTTGTAATCTTATGTGCATTTTTTGGAATATCTAAATAACATTTAGTTATTAGTAAACATTCACCATCATCTTCAACTTTGTAATAATCAACATTAAACCAATTTGATTTTAATAATATCTGCTTCTGTGTCGGTTGGCATCCGTTAGTTACATTTATACTACCGCTAACACTATGTAAAGTGCATGGCTGTTCTGTTTTTGAATTTTCTGTACTCATATCTAAGTTTTTAAATGTTTGTAACTGTGTAGCTTTTTGTTGGTAGCCACGACACCATAGATTCAACGTTAGCAGCAATAAACACTACATATGTGTAATTTACCGCTTAGGTGACTCACTTACACCTCTTTACTGTTAAGGTCTGGCGTTAAGTGAATGTCCAGTTTTTTATATAATAAAGTGGGCAAACTACACATAGCCAAGACAGTTGTAATTAATTACTCCACCTGTGTAGTAAGTCTTTTGTTTCTAAATAGCATATTGCTTTAAATTTGTTATGCAATACGTTAGACCGCCAACCCCATCAAAAGTAATACCCATATCGCTAGGATCAATGGTAAGTAGTAACCGTTGTTTATTAGTTTGTCTCTCATTATCTTATCTTTTTAATTTATACCACAATATTAATACATTAAACAATACCATTTACTAAAATTGTGATAAACGGTAGTATTAGTTTATGAGTGGTAAATTCAATCTATTAAACTGTCAATACTTGGAAAGTCTACTATTACCCCCCTATCACTAAAAAACTTTGTTACTATGTCTATTATCTCATTTATCTGCTTAGTATCTATTTTAGTAGTACTTTCAATGTCAAATAAAGTTATCTGTAAAGGTCTCCAAAAGAAATTTTTAACTATCTCAGGTGTGTACCTTGTGGATATTGTAGAACCTTTTAAACCAGTATAATTAAACTCCATGCCTAACTCGTTCAACTCATTGGATATAAAAGTAAAATACAAATGTAATGCCCTGCTTTGACGACTTGACCTTGTTATCCTAACCTGCTTCAATTCTACATTACACCGTTTAAATAGTAACTCATTGCTTTTGGCTTTGTAGTTTATTCTGTCGGCTTCATTATCTAGGTTAAACTTCATAATTCTTTATCTTTAGTTTATAAACTTCTTTAAGTCCTTTCAACTGTTCTTTGGTGTAGTGTTTAGGTTCGTGCTTACCCTCTAGCCACTCAACCTTATCTAGTCCTATTTTCTTAATTAGGTTAATTCTATAATCAATTAAGTTGCCATGTAAGTATGTGTTACAATATTCGCACTGTAAATGACAGTTAAATTCGTTAAATCTTAACTCTGGACTACTTCCAACACTTCTATAATGTCCTGCGTTTTGTTTCTTGGCTGGCTTCTGACAACTTATGCAAGGTAAGTCTTTATCTCTTAGCCTTATGAATTTGTTAAATATAACTTGTAACTCCTTTAGGTAGTCTTGTTTAGTTTTAAGGGCTTCTTTTTTCTTCTGCTTACGTTTATTCCACTCCTTACGCTTAACTTCCTTAGAGTGGCTTAAAATACACTCTACGCTTACGCAAGTCTTTTGGTTAAAGTACTTAGGTTCAAATTTTATTTTACATATCTTACATCTAGGCATAATTAAATTTTAAAGTGAACCATTAAAACGGTTCATAACAGTCAACAAAGAACATTAAAACGTTCCTTGTTTTGGTGTTGTAAAACATATTCTGCTACTTAATTTCACTAAAATACATTATTGCATCATCCAATGTTTCACAGTCTTTTAATTCATTTACCACCTGTTCAGCAGAAAACGATTTCACAACAACGGGTATAGAAAATAATTTTACTATATCTTTTGCTAATTCATCATAATGCTCTGGCAATATGCAATGTTCTAAATGTTCTTCATTAAATTCAACTAAACTATCTTGCATTTGTATCACTTCTCTAATCTTGTCAATCATAATATTTATTTTTTATCCGTAAAATTAAATTCCATATCCAAACCGTTACCTGCCATTTTCACAGCACCAAATAACAAATATTTCCTCAACTTTGCCGTGTGGATATTTGGCTGGATTATACGATAACATTCTCGGTGTACCTGCAACATAGTAATTATCTCTAATGAAGTTTCCAAAAGCAATCATTTCATCAGAAGAAAAAACGGCAGGTAACACAGGCTCATATTGCATAGCCTTGTCGGTTTCCAAAGTTTTGTTTTCTTTTGTCATTTCGGTAAGTATTTTAAAGTTTGTGTTTCAATTCAAAAAGGCTACGCAACATAGCCAAACCGTTAAAAAGCATCTAAAACATCATTTACTTTCTTTTCCATTTCTTTAATTAACGCTTTCAAAGATAGTATTTCTTTGTCTCTTTCCAAAACTAATTTTTTTTGTTTTGTTTCGTTTATTGCCAACTCTGCTGAATGTCTAAATTGATCCGCTATTGTTTTATCCTTTTCAATTATTAAATCATTCATAATCATTAAACAATCGTAGTCGTCTTTTAATACTCCTACTGCGTGCTTTTGCTTCTCGTTCAACTGCTTATCCTTAAAGGTATTTCTTAGCAGTTCATTGTTGTTTAAAGTTATCTGTAAATTCATTTTTTTAAGTTTTAAAAGTAATCTTCTTTCTCTAAGTCATCTATGAAGTCGGGTGTAGTATCTACCTTTGGCGGCTTCCAGTTACTAACGGTTTTAGGTTTATCTTCTTTCTCAAAGTTAAACTCTTGGCTAGGTTTTATTGCGCTGGGTGGTTTAGGCTTTTTTGTTTCCTCGAAGTTATATTTACCCCTATCTGCATAAACTCTATTGCCCTCGTAGTCTTCCATGTAATAACGGTATTTAGACAAATCTAAATAGAAATTGTAAAGTCCATTTGTGCTTACTCCTTTAGGTTTAGACTTAGCAATTTTAAAGATAGTCTGGTTTTGTTTGTAACCTCTTCCCTCTTCATCACATAGCCCGTAAGGTGGTCTCCAAAGAATACCCATTAACATACCCTTTCTAAACCATACTTGACCGCCTGCAAAGTCTCTAGCCGTTGGAATAGGATTATATCTAATTCCTTTATCTACTATCGTTGCTTGGTCTCTTACGTGGTTAATTATGCAGTTATGTCTATTGTTTGCTTTAGCGTTCTTTCTTGAATATCCTAAAATTCTACTAAGGTATTTATCCTCTCTTCCCATATCCTCAGCAATTAAAACTTCTTTAAGTTCGTTCCAGGGGTCAATAGTTGTAGTATGAAATTTAAAACCTTGCTCATTCTCTATTTGGTCAACAAG